AAGTACGCCTACACAACCCTGCATGGTGGCTGGGAATGGTTGGAATCGTTATGAGCCCAATCCTTGCCTACCTTGGACTGGCTTACTCAGACCTTACCACTTGGAGCAGCCTTGCTGATGTATTCGTTAAGTTCATCAGCAACCCTTATCTCATTGGTACCGTGGTTGTTGCCGTCTTGGGTGCTATTGGCGTGACTATTGACCCAACAACAAAGGGGTTAAGCGACTCTGCACGTGCTATGACCTATGTACAGCCTTCTGAGCGTCCTGCAAGTTATATGACGGGCACAGCTGAACCAATTAACACAAAACCAGCTGAAGAGCCAAAAGAAGAGCCAACAAAGGAAGAGGTAAACAATGCTTAAGGGCATTGACGTATCAGGTTATCAGGCATTGGGTGCGACATACTCGCACCCAAATGTCGAAACTGCTTACAGTGGTTCTGATTTCGTCATCGCTAAGGCAACGCAAGGAACGCAGCCAATGAACCGCTATATGACCGTACAGCTTCAGCGTGCTTTAGCAGACGGAAAGCTTATTGGCGTGTACCACTATGCAGAAGGTGGCTCACCTGTCGCAGAAGCTGACGCATTCGTGGCTTGTGTCTCTAGCTACATTGGCAAGGCTCTCTTATGTCTCGATTGGGAGAATGGTGACAACGACGCGTGGGGCTCAACAGTCTGGGCTAGGCAGTTTGTTGATCGCGTCTACGCCAAGACTGGCATCTATCCGATTGTGTACACCTATCCCGCTGGACGCTCGCAGGTTGCGTCTTGCGCTGATGTGTCACGTCTGTGGATTGCAGGATACCCAGACAATCGCTTCTCGTGGGAATTACCTTCCATGATCTACAACACGGGTGCATGGAACGATTGGACTCTGTGGCAGTATTCAAGCGCGGGCGGTACCGTTGACCTCGACGTGGCAAAGTTAACCTATGCAGAATGGGAGCAGCTTGCACAGGGTGAGTCCAAGTTCGAGCCACACTGGGTTAAGAACTCCACAGGCTGGTGGTATGCGACCAGTCCAAGCTCTTACTATTACAGCCAGTGGGCGTTCATTAGCGGTTCTTGGTATTACTTTGACGCGAGAGGATATGCAGTCACAGGCTGGTTCTTTGATGGTTCTGACTGGTTCTACCTTTGCCCGGATGAAGGACCACAGGAATGTACCATGCTCACAGGTATGCAGCACATCGGAAGCTATGACTACTACTTTGCCAATGACGGTCGCATGGCAACAGGCATCTTTGACGCAGAAGGCAAGAAATATCTTGCTTCAGAGAATGGCAACCTGCTCCCTGCTGGCATTCACGTTCACAATGATCATGCATACGCAGTTAACGCTAACGGTTCTGTCCAGGCTGACAGCACGGTGCAAGTAGACACAGATGAAGCTGGCCGATTGACTTCATTGCACTAGCACACAACCCCTCTCGTTTCGGCGGGAGGGGTTCTTTTTTATGCCGATTTGGTATAATGTTGCTATGAAAAAAGAGCGGGAGAACTGGTCTATCTACTCTTTTATACGGGCTGTGTATAGTGCATAGCCCTAATTTTTTATGGGTAAATACTCCAACTCACAATTTGCGTGTCTTAAAACGCCTTACAACAAGCCGTTTAACTGGGAATTTGTAAAGGTAAATTTAACCGCTTTTCTTTATTGATTGTTTCAATACGGTTAACAACAATGTTTCCCCTTCAATTCTCTTCTTTTGAATATATCGAGGTAAATCGCCTATCTAATAGTTAAAACTTTTATTCGAACAGGTATTCTACTTTTACAGTAGCCATACAGTTTGGAGGCAAAATGGAGGCAGCGCCTCTAACAAACTTGTTGCACGTTAAGGAGAAACGGCATGAATATCTCAGTCAGATTGCGTGGCAAGGTTTGGCAGGCAAGGGTGAGGTACCGTGGAGCAGATGGACTTATTCATGAGAAGCATCATTCTTTGAGTGCTCCATCGGATAAAACTGGTCGAGGAAAAAAGACCGCCATGCTTGAGGCTGAGAAATGGGTTAAGGATGCGGGATTTATTGAGATTGTCGAACAGAGTCAAGCAACAAGGCTTGACTGCTCGGCGTACACATACTGTCTCAATTACTTTAAGAGCCTTGTAGCCACTCAACAAATTGAACGCCGTACATATACGTCTTACAAGAATAGTATTCGATACATAGATCTCTTCTTTGGTGAAAAACGCTTACAGGACATTACCATTACAGACGTTGAGATGTATGTGTCCTGGCTTTACGACTCCAACTACTCAGCTAATACCATTAAGAAAGCTTTTAATGGCTTACGTCAATGTACACGCCATGCCGTAGCGATTAGAGATCTGCAATATGACCCTTGCGCGTCAATCAAGGCTCCTAGGGGCCAGCTTGCGACGCCAAATCCTTTGGACGAACCTTCCCGCAAGAAGCTTCAAGTTATGCTTGCTGCTCTAGAGCTTTCTCCCATGGTTATTGCAACGTATTTGGCGTACTTTACTGGTATGAGACGTGAGGAGTGCTGCGGGCTTCAGTGGAAGGACATCAAACTCAAAGCAGAGGACGTCACAGCTCATCTATGCCGCGCAATTTCGTATGATGGCGGTAAGACCTATATCAAAGGCTTAAAGAACGGTAAAACCAGAACGGTGCCTGTCCCAGCACCACTCGTAGACATTCTTAAGCAATGGCGTTCTAAATACATCGAGGACTGCATGTTGATGGGAATTGCGTTTAATGAAGAAATGTACGTCCTTGGAGACTTCTCAGGTGAATATCTTAGACCAGAGCGAGTAACAGCATGGTGGAAGAAACACTCGGAAGAATGGGGGCTTCTAGGCACACAGGGGAGACGACCAGTCTTTCACGATTTGCGACACACCTATGCAACGATTGCAGTTAGGACCATGGACATCAAGAGTGCTCAAGACATTCTTGGCCATAGTGATATCAATATGACGATGCGTTATGCAGATACAGATTTAGAGCAGATTCAAAAGGCAGGAAAAATCATTGGAGAAGCTCTTAATGACGTTCATAAAGATGGTGCTGAAGTGCTGCAGATGCGACGTGCGATATAAAAAGAGGAGCTTAAAGCTCCTCTTTTTCGTTCTCTTTTTCAACTTTCTTAAACAAAGAAACAAGCTTTTTCTGGTCGATGGCTGGGAGGGTAAAATCATCAATATCCATACTAAATAGTAAGCTGGCTATTTTGTTCCTAGCGAATTCATATGTGCTTATTGCTGCAGTTTTCAAAAGCTCGTTATATAGTTTGTCGTCTGCTTCGTCTTTGCTAACGACTGTCGCCTTACCATCTACAATGATGTTTATCGAAGCAAACGCATCGTCTTTATCTTTTTGGAATAAGTTGATATCAGCGGCAAGAGTTATTACTTTGGCATATAAGTCAAGGTCTTTGATTACTCTTGTTTTACAGCTGACCGGCGTAATCGAAAAAGTGAATTGTTCAGTTTCACCTTTCATCTCAGTAGATGTTTGGGCGTTCAAATTCCGCACTCTATTTGCAACTAATATTTGTGTGAGAACTTCAGTTCTTCTTGCCATTACATAAGCTCCCTTGTTTCATCCCTAGCTTCATATGTTTGAGTTTGGGCGTGCTTTTTCTTCGGCTCAAATTGAAGGACGTTCGAGTATTCAAGTTGCTCAGATGGTTTTCCATGCAGAGAATAACTCTTTGATTGGACTAGATCTTGTTCTTTTTCGGAAGGTTCATTCTTGAGACCAAAGTCGTTGTATTCTTTGCGAGCGTCAACACTTGCTTTCGTAACATACTCTTTTCCCTGGTATAAGAACGTTTCAAGCTTACCGGCTTTAATGAGCTGGGACACCCTTCCTTGGGATATTCCAAGCTCTCTGGCAGCTTCAGCTTTGAGCATTCTTGGGATTGCGTCAATACCTATGTCTATAGCCAGCGAGTAGATTTCACCCTCGTATTGCGGGTTATTATCAATCGTAGGCTCTGGTAAGTTATCTCTGTGCATAAGCCGATGTTGGATTTCCGAAGTCAGTAAATCAGCAGCCATTTCAAGGCATTCTTGCTTCGAAAATCCTTCAGTAGCTCCCTCGAAATCAAAGGGGACAGCTATATAGCAATCATCATCTTTGAAGATTTCGATTTCGTATAAGTACAACATTTTCATTTCCTTTAGTTGTCTATTCTTGTCTGCTTTAATATCAGCTTATATAGACTCTCTTTTATTTCAGTGTGTCTTGGTACGTTCGTATATCTTCCGTCTTTATGCTCGAACTTCTCGTGCTTTGTACCGCCGACAGAATAAAACCCCGCTGCTCGTAGCTTGGCTATAAGTTTCCTTCTCGATGCCATCTCGTGTGTCTCCTGTTGGCAACAGTCTAAACATTCCTTTAGTGGTTTTCAAGTACTATTTAGCTTATTTAAGGTTATATAAGCTCCTGAAGATCATATTAGTTCTGTAAGAATTTTTACCTTACTCTTCCTCAGACGTAGCTTTCGACTTTGTGACTGGCTTCTTGCGTTCGTCTTTCTTCATTTTTGCGATTGACTTGCGGCTGTCATCCGTTACCTTTTCGGGCAAGAATAAGCGCGAGATTAGTGCTTCTGCGATTTCTGAGTTCTTCAGATTCTGGCCTGTGGTGTTCTTGATAGCAACTCGCAGCTTATTAATGACCTCAGTTGAGATGATATGGTCTGCAAGGTTCTCTCCAGAAAGGGCAATGCGTCTCTGGTAATAGTCATCAATCTCATTCTTACGATGTGCTTCTTCAGAGAGCAAATAGAGCAGCTCGGATTTCTGCGCTGGAGCTGTTTCCTTGTCGGAGATGG